TTGTTTTGTACGTGTACACGTGTTATAATATGTATGTGAGGAGGTCGGCTAATGGTCACAATGAAAGATAAAGACCTGCTAAAATTACTAATAAAAAATGGTTGGGAATTAGATGGCATAAAAGGTAGCCATCACCGACTAAAGAAAGATGGTAAATTAGAGGTTATACCAGTTCATGGCAAAGACATGAAACTCGGACTATTAAAAAAGATTTTAAAAAGGACAGGGCTTGAATAAAGCCCCGTTCTACATATTATAAAAGGAGTAAATATTATGTTACTTATTTATCCAGCAATTATACACGATGACAAAGACGGTTTATGGGCAGAATTTCCAGATTTAGTTGGATGTTCCACGCAAGGTGACAACCAACAAGAAATTCTTGCAAACGCTGCTGAAGCAATGGAATGTTATGTCTTAGGTATTTTGGAAGCAGGGGAAAAACTCCCTCAAGCAACCTCTCCTAAGAATATTATTCTCGAAGAAGAAAATACATATATATCTTTAATTCAGGCAAATATAGATTTAGCGAAAAATACTAAATCTGTCAAAAAAACTTTGACCATCCCAGCTTGGCTTAATCAAAAAGCATTAGATGAAAATATAAATTTCTCTAATGTTTTGCAAAAAGCCCTGATTAAAGAATTAAAAATCGGTTAAAAAAGATCCCTCAATTACGAGGGATCTTTTTTATTTATAATAC